TAATATTGTATTTTTGAAGAAATTAAAGTAATGCAATTATTCTGGTATCACAGCCCTGTTCGGTTCTATAAGACTCTTGAAGAGTTGCAAGATATGACCAATCCGCAGAATACACAATATTTTGGGGAAAGAAATCCATATCCGTTGGAATTAGGCGTAAAACATCGGTTTGTTTTGCCAATGTATGGCAACACACTGCCTATTGGCGATTACAAGGTGTTCTTGGTTAGTGGAACAAACAGAACAGAGTTAGAGAGTTCGATTTTTGAAAAGGAAGGCTACCTGAAATATGTAACCTTCAAGTCTGATAAGCCCTTAACTGGCAGACTTGAAATAGTGAATGTTACCACTGGAAAAACAGAATATTACTCTAATTGTGTTTGGTTCTTGGACTCTACCGATGCACAAGGGCGAAAGTTTATAAGAGTGGCAACAAAACACTCTTACAACAGAAATTTGTTTGAGTTCGATGAAGAGGGAGCGTGGATTGTGACCAATCTGCCAGCATACTGCCTTGGCGATATACGAGTGGAAGCGGAGATTTCCAACAACAGAATAGGTGGTAATTCTACCCTGAAAATCAAAGACAGCTACATCGATGAAGTGGTAAGTTATGAGTTTTTAAGTAGTGGCGATGGCAACATCTTGAATTTCATTCAGGTTCACGCCACAAATAACCAGTTTTTCATCGACGGCACACAAAGAACGGCTTTGGAAAAGATAGACCGCTCGGACTTTGCGATGAGTGGGAAAATGTCCTTTACCAATGTCAAAGATGCCAGTGGGCTGAATGTTCTGCTAAATGAGTATGAAATATTTTCTAAATAAAACACGATGAGAAACGAGATAGTACAAGTAGATATTGAGAAAGTAAGGCGAGAAACAGCCACAGGAGGGAATACTTGCCAAAGGATTGCTTCTATATATACGCAGCTGAATGATAGTAAGGTAGAAAACAGCGAATTCACAGAAAAACTGAACGAAAAAGCAGACCTTACAGATTTGAATTTAAAGGCTGATTTAACAGCAGGAAACCTTTCGCCAGAGAATATACAGGCTTGGAACACCAAGTTAAAAACTATTCCTGATGCACCAAGTGATAATAAGCAGTATGCTCGTAAGAATGGAGCGTGGGAGGAAGTGGTAGCCACAGGAGGTGGCGGTAATGTAACGCTTCCTGATAACATCGCTACGATTGACAAAAATGGTGTGGTAGGCAATGCCTATGCAAAGGCTACAGAAACGATTACCAACACCGATGCTGATTACAAATATGTAGTGATAACCAATGATGCTGGGGGGACAAAGAAAATGCAGGCTTCTGGACTTGGAAACAATGTAGCAAACAGCTCGCTCACTTCGGTAAATGGCGCTGGGCTTACTCTTGGAGCAAATTGGTTCATCGATACGGCAGGATACTACTACTCTATCAAGGGGCTTACTGATAAGTCGGCTGATGATAGTTTTGACAGATTCCTTATTCAGGATGCCGATGGCAAGGTGGAGAATTTCCTGCTGAACAAGTTATTCAGCAAAGCTTACGACTTGGAAGATAAAATAAACGACAAAGCTTTCAATGGTTACCTAATGTATAATCCTGCAACGAAACAGATAGGATTTTCAGACTCTGCGAAAGTCGTTACAACATTCAATGTCCCTGCGACTATCAATGTGAATGTGAAGAATGTTTTATCTAACATCAACGCCACAGCACCAACGAACAATCAATATTCCCAAGATATAAAGAACACCATAGCGAAGATAAAACAACTGGAAGATATAGGTTTTACACCTGTGCTTGCCTCTGAAATGGTTATAAGAACATTGGATAGAAGTAGGTTCCCACAAGCACTGATAAATAGAAACTACCAACTACCTACGCCTGTTACTTTGAGCGATGGAATGATTGTTGGGATTAGGTCTAATGTTTTCCCTGCTGAATTTAGGAACAATGCCTACATGGCATCAAGAGAGGGAGAAGCACTTTATTCTGTTGGAATAAATAAAGAACTTCCTACGGACAGAAATTGGATTTTTAAGTTTAGAACTTACAATAGTCCATATTTATTCCGTGATGACAGGTCGTTTGGAGCCATTCATTTCTCTGACTCTCTTGATGCATCGCCAAGGTCTGACTTATCTAATGATTTGATAATGAAAGATAGATGGGCAAGAGAGTATGTAATAGGAAACAACAGGATATCAGCACAGACGCAGATTAATGAGTTAGATGGATTTGCTGATGTTTACTTGATAAAAGAAGGTGGTTTGATAACGCTTTTTGTCCTAATGAGAAACACAGGAACCATGGCTATGACAACATTCACAGCGCAAAGCACAGACAAATACATCCATTTTGTAACGCTGTTTTCAAGCCTTTCCATTGCTGATTTTATGATAAAAGATATAAGCTATAACATTCAATAAAACAATATAATATGAACGAAAACTTAATGATACCGAAGCAGGTGCAGGGGATTTTAGAGGAAGTAGAGAAAACACCGCTTTATCTTGCGGAGTTGCCAATGGAAGCACATCCGAAACTTCCACAATTTAACCGATTTATCCGTGTGATTAACTTGGATGCGAAAAGTGAAAACGAGTTTGTAATGTTCGGTTACAAGCAGATTCTGAAAGACAAGGATACAGGCGAGGAAATCAATATCCAACTGCCTACGCCTGAATGGGTGGTGTATAAGGAAACTTGGAGTTACCTGCGAGGAACGAAGAATGAAATTATTAATGTTCCTGTGAAAGATGAAGAGGGTAAACCTTCGGCAGAAACACAACCTGTAAAGGTCAGCAGTTACAAGTATATGCTGTGGCTGATGAAGAATAACAGAGCTACGCTATTGCAGTTAATTCAAGGGTATTTGGCTGATTTCGTAAGAACGAAAAGCGAAGAATTAGACAGATTATGAAAGACATAGGAAAGTTTATTGGTGGGCTGTTTCTGTTCCTTTTGGCGTGGGCGCTGTTTCTTCCTTTGTCATTACTGAATTTCTTGGCTGTGGCGATAAAGTTTAAAGATTTAGGCTATTTCAAGAGTTCAGCGGTCAATCTGGACAGGTTTGGAAACTTTGAATTTAGAACGCTTTTCAATTTGACTTTAAAGAAAAAGGGAGGCTACGAGTTCGGAAACTTTGAAGAAACGATCAGCTCAGTTCTTGGAAAAAATCAAAGAGACAAAACGCTATCAAGAGCTGGAAAGGTTTTAGTGTGGATTTTAGACCTGATAGAAAAAGAACATTGTAAAAAAAGTATAAAAGAATTTAAATGATGATGAATATTAGAGAGTTTATTTTAAACAACTTGGTGTTGCTGTATAGAGGTGGATTTTTTGTGAAGATAAACGCTTCGTTCAAGCTGTGCATGCTTCCTGCGGTGGTAGTTTCGGTGTTTGAATATTTTTCAGGGCTTTATACCACGGATTTGTCTTTCCTCTATGGCGTGTTATTCGTGCTGATGGTAGACCATGTTCTTGGGACTTACCTGCATTACTTTGTAGATAAGGATTTCACTTTTAAGGCTAATCTTTTAGGGCTATTGAAGAAACTAACAGTTATTCTATCAGGGTATTCTATGTTGTTAATTATGCACGATGCACTGGATGAAGTAGAGTTCTTGGATGTTTATTTCAAAGTGATGATAAAATTGATGGTTTTGCTTTATCCTTTGAGTTCGGCTTTGGTTAATATGTCCAAAGTGACAAACGGAGCATTCCCTCCGAGTGGGCTTTTAAAGAAGATAAAGAATTTTGAGAAGACTGGCGATTTGGAAAGTTTAAAAGAAAAAACAAAAAGTGATAAAAGTTATGATGTCTTTAGGGAAAGTGATAAAAAATGTGATGTCTTTGAAGAAAGTGAAGGAAGTGAGGGAGGTGATGAAGGCTGTGATGCCTTTGGTGAATAGCATTCCCTTGCTTGGGGTTGCTATGTTTTTGTTGCTGTTGGGATGTGGAGCGAGGAATGTAAAAAAGAATAAAGAGAAAGATGATCATAAAACTGAAATTAAAGAATCGGTGAAAACAGATTCTGTTTCGGAAACTCAAACGGAGGAAACTGCTAATATTAAGACCCTTACGAAGTCTTTGGATTTTGCGATCAAGCCAATCGGCAGCGAGCCTGTGCAGTTTAAATTCCTATACAACGGCAATGTTGTAGAGGGAAGCGCTAATGGAGAAGTCTATTTCAAGGACAAAAAGCAAGCAAAAGACTCTGTGGTAAAGATAATAGAGCAAGTAAGAGTAGAAGTAGAAAAGCAGGAGCAGAAGCAGACAAAAGAACAGCATAAGCAGACAAAGGAAGAGAAGCAATCAGAACGAGCGGAGAGTTGGATCATATATTTAATTCTGATCATCGTGGGAATGTTCCTTTGGGAGAGATTGGATAAAGTAATTGATAAATTCAAATGATATGGCGGATATAAGAAGTTTAAGACCATTTATATTAAAATGGGAAGGTGGATTGTCAAGAGACCCAAATGATACAGCGAGCAGAGTGTGTTGTCCTACGCCTTACAAAGTGAAAATGGGCTACCACACAAACAAGGGCATAACTTACAATGTGTGGCGTTCGGTGTTCGGATTCAACAACGATATGAGGTTCTTGGAGATGAACGATGCCGACTGGGATACAGTGATGAAGAAATTATACTGGGATAGGTGGAAAGCCGATGAAATCAAAGACCAAGCGATAGCCAATACTTTGGTAGATTGGGTTTGGGGAAGTGGAGTCCACGGCATTAAGATACCTCAAAGAATGCTGGGAGTTACAGCCGATGGCGTGGTTGGTGCAAAGACCATAGAAGCGTTGAACAATGCACCGAAAGACTTCTTACAAAGGCTCTATAAGGAAAGGGAGGATTTCCTGCATAGAATCGTAAGAAGTAACCCTACGCAAAAGGTCTTCCTTAAAGGCTGGATGAACAGAATGGCAGATTTGAAAAAGTGGAATGAAAAGTTTGTCAAATAAAGAAAATATTCTATAATTGTAGGGGTAAGTTACTTTTATTTTTATTGTTGATTTTTTATTTTGTTAGCAACATCATTATAGGTGTTGCTTTTGTTTGACTTTGTTTTCTTTTTTTTTTATTTTTGCTTAACATAAATTTGTGTTCATACAGAACTATTCAAGGGCAGTATCTTTAATCGGATACTGCTTTTTGTTTACAATATTCTGCTGGAAATTGTTCACAAATGGTTTTGATTACAATTTTTAATCATCAGAAAAAACGGCATCTATTATCTTTCTGTGAACCTCATCTTTTATGTGGTTAGGGAATTTGCCCTCATAGATAGAGTGAACATCGCCTCTTGCGTGTCCTGTGAGTTCCATTAAAACATCACGATTTAACAGCAGTTCCTTGCCGATATTGATAAAGGTATATCGTGCAGATTTAGAAGAAAAATAAGAAGTCACGCCTATTTCCTCTAATTGTTTTCTATATCTTTTAGTGAAATTCCCTCTAACAGTGCTGATGTTTTGGGACTTGAATATATCTGTAATGTAGTCGCCCTCCTGCAATTCCTTTATAAGAACTTCGGCTTCTGGGAATATAAAGTTGTTTATCACTTCGTTTGTTCCTCCCTTAAACCGAGTGAATTTTACCCTGTTTCCTACTATATGTTCTTTTTTAAGGCTTGCCAAATCTATAAAGTCTATTCCTCCAAGAAGAAACATCAGAAGAAAATACTTGTCATATTTAGTTTTATCCTGTTTGTTTTTTACCAGCTTGATTTCCTCAATGGTCAGGTATTTATCCTTGGTAGGCTCTGGCTTTTCCATTATCTTGTTGAAAGGGCTGATATAAGTATCAGGGATATATCGCCCACGCTTAATTCCCTCGTTATAAATGGCTCTTATATTTTTCAGGTAAGAGTTTATTCCGTTATTTGAGCAAGTTCCTTTTTTGAACAGCTTAAAGCCATTGAGGAAATTATAGTCTATTTCCGAAAAGGTTAAAGACTTTCTATAATCCCTGAAAACATTTAAAGTTGATTGCTGGATGCTTCGTGTTCCTTTGTTTGTTATTTCTTCTATCCTTTCCTCCCAAAAGCTATAAAAGTCATCATCCTTGCCGTTGAGATATTCAAAGATTTGCTGGGCGGTCATCCTTTGGCGCTGGTTGAGTAAATCATTTATCTTTTGTTTTGTTTCTAAAATGTAACTCATTATACCGATGTATAGTGGATGTGATTTTTTAGGCTCTTCTTTTTTGAAGTCCCAATTTTCAAGGGTAGAGAAAAAACCTGAAAAACGATAAAGCCTGTCGGTCTTGCTGACATATATAGACAGTACAAGAGGGAAGCCTTCTTTTTTGTTTTTACTGGTATCAAGCTTTAAATTGATTTTCATTTGAACTCTGTTTGAACTTTTTTCCTATTTTATCCTATTTTATACCTATTTATTGGCTGGTGTTTTTCTCCCTAAAATAGGCGTATTTTGCCTATAATAAAAAAGTAAGATACTGAAAAACAATA